CTCCTGCGTGGAGCCGCCGTTCATCTGCGTGCCGATGGTGACGTGGCCGATGACCGCCGGACTCGACGCGAAACGGTTCGAGAGATGCAGCCGAAGCTCCGAGCCGCCGAGGCTGGTCCTGATCACCATCCTCAAGGTCTGGTTGTTCCAGCCGCCGACGGCCGGCGCGTAGCCGAGCGCCGAGTTCCACGTCGAAGTCCAGCCGGAGACCGTCGAGGTCGTCGTCGGCGTCGCAAGGCGCACGGTGCTTGGCGGCCCGGGCGCGGCAACGCCAAGCAGCAGCAGGACAGTAGCCAGTGCGCGGACCAAGCGTCGATGCATCAGGACGTCGATTCGTAGGTGATGGTGATGCAGAACTGCACCCCCGAGCCGGAGAACGTCGCCGGATTCGTAGCGCCAAGGAAGTTGCCAGAGCCGTTAACCAGGCCATTGACGACCGCCGGCGAACCTTGACTGATGAAAGCCGTGGATGTGTAGAAAACGGCCGAGCCAGAAGTCGACAGGGCTATCGATCCCGAGTGTGCGAACTGGTTCGTCGGGACGCTGGTTACCGCCGCGGTGAACGGCAGCGACCACGAGTAGTAGCCGGTACCGAAGGTGGTCGTCGACCCTGAGTTCATTTCAATCTTGGCGGTGACCAGGCGCCCGACCTTTGCGTAGTAGCCGACGACCGTGCCGTTGCCGAGCGCGGGAGCCGTGCCGTTGGACGTCCATGCTGGCGTGTACGAAGTCCATGCCGCCTGCTGCGTTGCCAGGTTCAGATCTGACGCCAGGATGCGCTGACCTGCGGCGAAAGGGATGCCCAAGTTGGTCCTCCGTTACAAACTCAGGACCATCGGCTGCCATAGCCGGACATCGGTCGCCACTGCCTGGCTCTTGACGACACCGTTTACTGAACGTGTCACCGTGAACGTCTGGGGGCTCGACGACCCGGTGATGTTCGTGACGGTCATGCGCTCGCCGCCGACTGCGATGTCGAACGGAAAATCGCCGGCGTTGGTGGTCCACAGCGGCGACCCGGTTGCGGCGCCGGTTGTCACCACTTGGATGGTGGTTTCGGTGCCGAGTGGATAGGTGTGCGCGAGCAGAGATCCGTCGGTGTCGGCGTGCCCGAGCACGGGGTCCTCCAGGATCGCGATCTGGTACGGATCCGCCGGCGAGCAGTTGAAGGTGATGTCGTGCTCGTAGATGCCGAGGGTTTCGCTGTAGCCCTGCACGATCAGCAGCGCCGGGTCCGCTGGGAGCCACGAGGGCAGGTTCACCAACTGGATGGTGTCGCCGACTTCGACGTTCAGGACTGCCTGCGTCAGTGTTGGGTTGGAGGTGAACGTCGGGTGGCGCAGGTTCAACGATATCTGCGGGTACCGTTCCCGGTCGGTGGTGCCGATCATCAGCCGCCAGCCGGCCTGGTCGATGGTCTGCGCGTCAGTGCCGAGTGACAGGGAGATGGTGCTTTCGTAGGTCCCCACGCCGCTGGGCGGAGTTGCCGTAGACAGTGCGCCCGACGTAAGCGACGTCCGATAGGAGGACCCGTTGACTCTGGTGACCGTGATCAGGTTCCGGGTGAAGCGGTCATCGTCCTCGGGCGCGAGCGGCGCGGAAAGCTGATGTTGCGCCAAGTCCAGCGTGAGCTTCGGCGTCTGGTTGTACATCGAAACCCGCTGGCGCATCAGCAGCTGGTTCTGATCCCGAGCCTCCAGCAGGATGCCGCCGTCAGTATCCATAACCTCTTGGACCAGCGCCGGGAACGCATCAGGCAGTTGGTAGCCCATGGTGACGGTGGTGTCGGAGAAGACGCTGTCGAAATCGGTTGAGGCGAAGACCCCAGGCTCTTCAAAGCACAGAAGCGCGAACCGGTCGAACGGGGAATCGCCGAGTTGAGCATTGAGGGCGCTCGACAGGTTGAACAGCGATTCATAGTCGTCCTGGTAGGTGATGTGCCCTACCGCGGTGTCGTTGAGGTGGCCGTCGGGGTTGATGACGACGCCGGTGGCCGCCCCGAGCGTTGCCCCGGTAACGGTGTGCTGCATGAAGGTACCGCCGGTGGCCCCCACCGCGAGAATGACGAGGCTGCAGACCACGGTCGATCCTGACTGCACCATCTCCATGGATACGCGGATCGGAGTGTTGTCGAGGCTTGTGAATCCGTAGCCGGTGGCAAACAGCTGAGTACCGGACTTGTCGTATCCGGCGAGTTGGAGCGATCCGTTGTTGAGGACCCCGTACTGCACGTCCAGGCGCGCAACCGTGCCCGTGGTGAACAGGCGCGCAACGACGGCCGTGTCGTAGGCGCCGGTGCTGGGGACACCCAACAGGAAACGCAGCACGTTAGCGGGGTTAGCGGCACCGCCGATGGTGTCCGCTGGAATGGCACCGGTCCACGTACTGCCCGAGAGCAGCGGAAGCGGGCTGGAGCAGATGAAGCCGCTGAACGACGCGAGCTGTGGAAGCGTCTGCCCCGACAGGACCATTGGACCTGTTGCCGGGCTGACGAACACAGGTATCGACGCCAGCGACGTGGAGTTCGCTCCGTCCTCGCACGGCCAATATGCCAAGCAGTTCGAGATGCCGATTCCGAGACTGACGGAGCGGTAGAACGCCGAGTATGCGGTGGGACTGCCCTGGTTGAGCCGGCGCAAGACCCCGGAGGCCTGGATCGGAGTGTGGACGTCGGTGCCGGAGATTTCGGTTGTGGTGGGCCAGGACGGTACTTCGCCCCAGAACCGGTAGTAGGGGGTGTCGGATCCGTTGACTTTTCGCGAGATGCGGATCGGGGTGTTGCGTCCGATCAGGCCGTACCAGAAGCCGGCAGCGTTGCGGGGGGAGAAACGCCCGTCCCTGTTGTTCAGCGTCAAGGCGGCGGACTGCGGCTGGGGCTGCGTCGTCTCGTCGGATCGACCCCGAGTGACCTGGATCTTGTCGCGGTAGTAGACGTACCGCGAGATGTCCGTCCACACCTCGTAGATCGGGTCGAAGCAGATCTCGACGGTGAGCCCGATTGGTCCGGCCGGGCCGGTGTCGAATGGCTGGCCGGCCGGGTTCATGGGGCTCGGGGTGTTACGTCGCCACCGCGAACCCCATGATGACAAATGTGCTGCGGTGTTGGTCACAGCACCCCCGTTGTGCTTCGGCTACCTCGGGCGCCGGTTTTGGCTCTGCTCGAGCCGTGTTGCCCACCGCACGTTTCCCGGCTCGTAGTTGCCGTTGACGTCGATGCGGTCGAGGGTCAGGCCCTTAGGGCGCTCTCCGATGAGGGAAACAATTTCTGGGATGAACACCGCAACCTGAAGCCATGGCCCGTACACCTGTATGCCGCGACCGCCGTAGCAGTGGTAGTCCCGACTGGTTGGATTGGTGCAACGGGCAACCATGCGCGTCCAGGTGCCATACAGCTCGTGACTTGAAAGGCCGTGGGTGCGGTTCTTTTTCCCTCTGCTGCTAGTAGTTTCACGCCGGAGGCACCCGCAGGAGAGCACCGCCTTCGCCACCAGGTGAATAGCCTTGGCGTTGATTTCAGTGCCACAATCGCATCGGCACTTGATTGCCGATCTGGCGGGGGTATCAAGTACGGTCAGGCGGCCAAAGCGGTCCCCGGGTGCGATGGCTACGTTACGTTGCAGGCATCCGCAAGATCGCGATTTGCCCTGGCGTAGGTTGCCAACACGCACGGACCGTTCGGTGCCACAGGCGCATCGACATCTCGCTACTTTGCTGGAGATGATCTCGACAACGGTCCAACGTTCGTACTCCTCGCCAATGCGGACGGCCATGAACATAGCCTAGCAGGTGGCTATCAGATTATTCGTCCCAGCAGAGCCAGCACGTCATGTTCACGGCCGCCGCAAATGTCACCCTGACGCGAAGGAACTTTGACACTGCAATGATGGGGCGTTCGTCGAGTACCCATTGGTAGTCGAACGTGGTTGGCACCGTACCCGCCGTCGGTGGAATCTGATCGAAATCGAGTAGGCGCGTGGCCGTCGTCGAGTTTTCAGCCGTGGCGGTATAGCCGGTCGCTGATGTTCCCAGGGTCATCAGTGATGCTGGTGCATTTGGGTCCAGCGGCACAACGCCCGATGCCACGTGTGCGGTGACGGTCGCGGCAACGTCGGTCTGGATGAGTTCAATGACGCCACCAGTTGACCCGGGCACGGCCGACATGGAATAGCCCCACGAAATGAGTTGGCACTGCCGTGTTGACGGCGTCGCCAACTGAAGCATTGTTTTGATGGTCGTGCCCGTAGTGACTGGCGTGGGCGCCGCAGTGGTCACCATGGGCGAGTTGAACGTCTTATACCGATGGATGGTGATCACTTACCAATCTGGCTTAGACGGCATAACTAGAAGCTTTGCCCGAGCATCTTCTGAACCGAATGGGGGTCAGACCCATAGCGAATGCGGATGTTCTTGCGCAGCCACGTCAGGAATTCGTCGCCAGCGTTGCCGCCGACCCACTCGACGAGGAGCGCCACGCCGGTCGCGCCTGAGGCCAGAGCGCCCGAACTGGCCATTGCCTGCGCGTTGGCGTGGGGAATCACGGTTGTGCCGTCCGGCAGGCGCAGCGGCTCCCAGCCGCCGTCGCCGATGACCGCAGCCAAACCGCCCCTACCGAGGGGTCCGCCGATCGCCCTGAACGGACCGATCGACGGAACGCCGACAGTGACGGAGTCGACGTTGATGCCGTCAGTGAACGGGATCGGGATGTGGAAGCTCGGCGTCGAGAAGTGCAAGGAGTTCCAGGCCCCGGCGATGCCGTTAAGGGCGACGAGAAATTCCTGCTTCACCCAGGCCCAAAGCCCCGAGCCAGCCCTGGCCGCGCGCCCAGGCAGGCCCTCGACCAGCCTGACCAGGCTATCGGCTTGCTGGCCCACCCATCCGTAGGC